CTGTTGTTCCACCAACGCTTACAACCTTGTTGCCAAGTTCGGTATTGATATTTGTAAAGTTATTGTCTGCTTCGGTCCATGTTAGGGCTGAACCTTTACCGCCTCTTGTAACAATCGTTGCCATCTATATCTCCATTTAATAAAGGAGGATGCCAGACATTGGCCTGGCACCCTGTTTAACTATTAGTTGAGGCTGATAGTTAGGTTTGAAGCAGAAATCTGGAATGTATCGCCAGTTTCGATTGTCTTTGATGCTGTAGCAGCACCCCAGAATAGAACATTGCCGCTTGTTGAAGCGTCCATGATTGCAACATGGGTAACTGTGCCCCAGTTAGCAGTAGCAGCAGTAAATGTTACAGTGCTTGAATTTGTGGAACTACCACCTGAAGCAGCACCCATTGTAACTGCTACACGAGCATAGGAACCACCACTAACTTCTGCTGATGGTGTGTTTGTTTCTAAACCAGTTGATGCTGTAAAAAGGGCAACATGTAGTCCACTTGGTTGGCTATATGATGCTACACGAAGAACATGGTCGAGAACTTTGTTTTCTAAATAATCACTTGCTGCTGACATCGAGATCTCCTTAAGTTGTCTGCGAATAGAATGCAGACAAAGAACAATGTCTGCTTCTATATTTATTACCCTTTTGTTAAATCATTAAAAAACACTAAAAAAAGGTAAAAAAAGATTATGGAACAGGTGTAACTGTCATAACTGTAGTTGAGAACATATTAGAAGTAATATATTCATAAGGAATAGTAACCGGAATTTCACCTTCTGGCAAGACATAATCAAGCGGTAAGGTTGCTGCAATCTTATGAGTCATTTCCCAAGTATCATAGATAAAATATCCAACAAACTCACCAGCATTGTTCATACCAACATCTATTTCTGCTGCTAATGCTGCTCTGGTAAATGTTTGTCCAGCGATATCACTGTTATAATAAGATCCTGGATTAGGTGTTGAATATGTATAGTTTACACCATTACCAGTTACTGTTCCACCTTTCCATATTTCGTAACTTAAACGAACTGGATTAAAGATTCTTGTCTCTGGAGGATTTCTATTATATTCATACAACCAATAACCGCCTAACCAAATAATAATATATCTGTTGGCACTATTATTAGGATCAATATCAGCGAGAGCCTTTAGATCAACAAGGAGCGTATAGTTTCCGAATCCTTCTGGATTTGCAACTGCGGGTCCGTCACCAGTGGCAATAGCAGCGGTTCCTTGTTCTGGGAAACGACGCTTATCATCTGGGAATGCACGACGACCAACTGGAATAACTTGTCCAATATCTGGATTGATAACACGACCACGGAGAACAAAGTTACGACCTTCGACAAGATCCGGTGGTGCAACTTGTGTTGTGGCAAATTCGATAATAGCAGTATCGTGTTGGATAATTTGCGAAGTTTCCTTATAACCAATTACCCATGTATTAGAAGTTTTGTTAAAGGCAAGTTCCAATCCGTGTGCTCGGGCCTTTTGAGTTAAGGCAAGTTTTGTTGCTGCGAAACTATTTTGTGCTCTAATTGCAGAGTTAGATGATTTAGGAACAATTCCTGTTTTCTTTGAACGGAACTCTCTAACTAATCCATTCATATCATATACATCTGGATCATATTCTTGAGCAGTAATTGCATAGACAAGTTGATTCTGATCTGTGTCATCTTCTTCTATTGTAATAATACGAAACTTCTTTTTATCCCAAATATAAGCATCAAGTGTAATATCAATAATATCACCTGCCTTTAGACCATTTGAAGTATAATCAGTTCTAAATGTTGCAATTTTATCAATGCGACTTTGTTTAAGTTCTCTTGTGGCAATGTATTGTGCTTGAGTTGGGTCATTGATTAATTTAATATCAAGTTTAAGTCTATTGTCAAGTTCTTCACTATAACGATCAACAAGTGGAAGCGTAAGATCAACATAATCATTTGTATCTCTTAAATCCTTGTGCGGAAATTCTATTGATACTTGATTATAGATATCATTTACACCACTTCCTGTTACATTGATAGCACCAATTATGTTTGATTCAGTAAAAGAATAAACACTTGGTCCTTCGTCATTGATAATAACCGACCATTGTCCTTCTACAGGATCCCATGTTACAAAGCATCCGCAGCAGTCTGCAATTAAGTTAAGATTTGTTAGACAATTTTGTCCTGTATCTAATGCTCCATTAATCTCGAATTTAGGTCTTGTTGCCATTTAATCTTCCTTAATTTGTAAGAGTCGCTGTATGACTATTTGTTGATCCACGAGGTGTTACAACTGAATATGTTACTGTTATTGTTTGATTGTAATTAGTTGCTGGAGTAAGCGTGAGGTATTTTAATTTGTCATTTACATCACTTCTTGTTCCTTGTATCTTAAATCCAGATTGATTAAATCCTTCTTGAACTGCTGAATATTGAGTAGGACCATGTAAGAATAATAAACTATTATTGTTAGGAATAGTAATTCCTGGATAGATATTAGTCGGGATATCAAGTGTTCCTCCATTTGGTCCACTTGATTCTGGTGCAATTCCTTGTTTATCTATTTTAAATCTATCAATTGTTCCATAAAAAGGATTTGTTCCATCGAAACTTGTTCCAATAACTGGATTTTTTGTTGATGTAAAATTGGCTTGACCAACAGCATTATAAGATCCCCAATTATATACACTCTCACTCGTTCCACTATAAAGCGTAAACACTCCATTATTTCTTGTTAAGACATAATATCCACCATTTATATAATTTGTTCCAATTCCATATGGTAATGTTGCATAATAAAACTGATTAGGAACACTTCCACCAAATGCAACTGTTTGTCCAATGTTTCCATAATTTGTATTGAGAACAACTACACCATTAATTAAAATGGCAATTTGTTTTTTACTATCACCCATTATTCTCATTTGAATTGTAAGACCTAAATCTAATCCACCTGAAGTTGATCTTGAATCATAAATGGTTTGATTAGCATTAACATTTGTGTGTGAAATATTAAAATGTATTGTAAAATCTCCAGTTCCGAAATCTAATTGTTTATCAGTGTTATCAACATTTAAATATCCACCCCAGAAATAGAAATTTCCTGTTGCACGATCTCTAACACTACCAATTGTTGTAAATTGACGAGGATTTTTATTAATATAAATTCCATCAATTATTGATTCATTAAAATAACCAACTTGATTAGGAGAAAAAATTGTATAATTATCCCATCTAAATAATTTGTTAGTAGGATAGGTAGTTGTGTCGAATTGATTTATATAATAGTTTGTTGAGAATCGATATTCACTACCTGTCGCTAATACTGATGATGTTAAAGGATATCTATTAATATTAGATATTCTAATGTTACTCATATACCCACCAAACTTATTATTTCCTAATGTAGTTCTTGTTGTTGCTCCAATGGCTCCAACAGTTGTGATATTTGCTACAGGACTATTTGCTGAATCAACCCAAACTCTGTTTGAATAAACATATCCACTTCCATTCCAAACTCTATTATAATCGATTCCATTCTGAAGCAGTCTATATATATTTCCTGATTTTATTAAAGCATAATGATTAAATCGATTAAAAGTTATACTTCCTGATGTTCTAAACATATCAATATTACCAGTTCCTGTAGTAGTTGATAATATAGTTTGTCCTTTGAAAATAACTTGAACACTTCCACCACTTACTTGAATACAAATACTTGCGTCAACACCAGTGGCAGTTGTTGGTCTTAAATCAATAACAGTTCCATTATTTCCATATAACCAGAATTCTATAGTAAAATCTCCAGTTCCGAAGTTAAAATCTCCACTTGAAGCATCGAATGTTAAGTATCCACCGTTGAATACCAGACATCTATCTTCTTCCGATCCTGGTCCTTTAGATTCCCAACGATTTCCACTATTATACAAATAAACTGGAAAATCACTTTTTCCAACACTTCCGACTTTTGTAATTGCCTTTGCCGTATGAGGGAAACCGTAATCATCTATTGTTCTTAATAGAGGATTAGTTACTTCACCATGTAGATATAAAGTTGTATTTGCGTCATTATTAAGAGGACCATAAAGAATTCTATTATCGAAATTAAATGGTTCAGTATATCTTGCAATATTACTAACTCTAAATTCACCGATTGTATTATTAAATCCTCCTACAGCATCAGAAGAATTTCCAATACAAAGACCATTTAAGCCAACACCAAAGTTTTCTGTATTAACCCATGTTGACCCAACAGCATAACCATCATAAAATATTCTTGTATTCTGTCCATTCTTAACAACGGCAATATGATGCCAAACAGTTGTGTTTGTTGGAATGTTTGTTGATACAATTATCCTATCTTGTCCTTTGGCATTTAATCTAATGCTTCCGTCTGAAGAAAGATAAAGAACAGGATTCCATGCTGTATTTGCTGTTGAATTTGTTCTATAATCCCAGAGAATTTGATTCTTTCCATTATCAGTTCTTAATTCTGCCCAACATTCTACTGCCCAACTTCCAGCACCAAGACCTAACATATCTGTTACTCGAAGATGACCAACACTACTGGCTCCAAAGTAATAACCATAAGTGTTAGCCCAAACTGAACCTCGAGATTCTACTGTTGGAATTAAGGTAACATTTTTAGGTGTTCTAATAGTTCCGCCATCATCATAATAAAACGGAAGATTCTCATAATAATTTGCTGTAACAGTTCTTACAGAATTTGTTGGATTTGCTGTTAGTGTCCAAGTATAATTTCCACTTCCATCATATTCATCATCATTGATAGTGGAAGCACCTTGAATTGTTTTAGGTGTATTAATGAGATAAGTTTGACTTGTTACTGTAGGAAGATTAAGATATTGAACATCAAGGTTATTTGCTAATTGTGATGTTTCCCAAATAAAATCATCTACAGTATTGTCAGCAGTATAAAGCATGTTAAAGTCGCCTTTACTATTTGTTGCTACAAATTGTAAAGCATTTAGATGATTATTAACTTGTTCCTTTGTTCCTGTAATAGTTAAAGTCTTTGTGGCATTATTGTAAGACTTTGTTCCACCACTATTATAGGTAGTTGTAATAGATGTTACCTTTGCAAAGTTATCTGGAGTAACTGTTATAGTCCAAGTGCCAGTAGTTGTTGGATAATAAATGATTGGTCCAACAAAGTTATTTGTAGTGCTTATTGACCAATTAAATTTTGTTGCTGGTGTAAATGCCGCAGCACGAAGATTAGCAGTTTGAGAGAACAAAGCCTGACCGAAAAAATTAAAGTTTCTTCTTCTTGTAAAGTTTATTGAAAAAGAAGAAACAGCGGTCAATTGACTTTGTGGAGCATATATACCTACATTCCATTCTATCTCTATGTTTGCTTGACTGGGTAAATCATAAACAATAGCAGCACTATAACTAAATGATCCGAAATAGTCTGGACTTAATTCGATTGTTGGATTTTTAATTTGATCCCAATTCTCTGCTGTCACTCCCCAAATTGTCCAAATTGATCCTGCTTGTGTTACATAAGTTCCTGTTGGAAGTGTTAGCCAATAAACAAAGGAATCACTGCTTGCTATGTTGATCTTATAACGAACATTACATATTTGTGGCTGTATAATTTCTACAATGTTTACAGTATTCTTTACTGTAAAGGATCTTGTTAGTTCGGTAAAAGTTAAATCAGTTGGTTCTGGAACATCCGTAATAACCGCTGCTTCCCTTAAATCTGTAAATTCCATTGTCTCCGAACAATAGTTATTTAGGTCTCTTAAACTTTGCATATCTTTACTCTCCAGCGTTTATTTGCTCTGGTGCCAATCCGCAACCATAACGAGTGTTAGTCATATAATCATACATAACATCACCTGGTTGCTTCATTGTGTTTTGTAATCTAATTTTTAGATCGCCTATTCCTGTAACTTGTTTTTCTGCGTTATAAACAACCTTAACTAACATAAAAACTAAATCAGTCATCATATGTCTATTTGTCCATTCAGGGAATAGTTCATAAGCGGGGCGTTCATTCTTTGCTGGGTAGTTTCCAATTCCAACAGGTTTTTCGCTACTTCCGCTAAATGGATAGATCCAAATATAATCAAGGTAGGTATCAGTAACAGCATTATCTTCATCATACATCTTAAAAACACGAATGCCATCGTCACTAAAACTGCATCTCATATTGTTCCAAACTATTTCTCTAAAGGAAATTTGACTTTCTTCTTCATCACTTAACTTTGTTCCTGTTTGCTCACAAAGAGTAACGCAATACCACATAGTTAAAGTATCTTCGGTCATGTAAGCATCTGTAACAGATCCATTTACCCAAGCATCTCCATATACAACTGGAATGCTCCAATCGGTATCTGGATCAATCTTTTCTCTTACACCTTTATCAGCCTGAACAGCGATTGCTGCTTGTGCTGGTGTTTGATTTGCTGGAGCAGTTGAATTAGTTACATTCTGTTGATTAAGATTTGAGATAGCACTTAATCCTAATGCATTTGAATTTGATGTTTCGTTACTGTTTGTATCGCTTTGGAAGATTCCTCCCATTACTTCATCTAAAAATCCACCACTCATGTTATATCTTTCCTTCTTGAACCAAAGTCGAAACTGGCATTTTCTAAATTAGGAACCTTGTCCATGGAGATATCATTAGGAAAATATCTCTTCATACTTTGAGGATTTGTTTTTCGTCCTGATACCTTTCTGTTTAAGATATCAACACTTGCTCCGCAATCAAGTATCAATGTGTTAGTTACTATCTTTGTATCAATTTCGAATGTTTCTGTAATTGAATAGTTGTTGACAAAGCCTCTATATCTTCCAATTGGATCACCGATGATTGCTCCAGTTACAACATCGAAGAACGCACGATATATTCTTACCTGCGACGATTTTAAGCGACTGTAAATCATCTCTGTAATATTTGTAGATGGAATACCCGCTAATGTAATTGTAACATTGTTTGCTGTTGCTCTTAATTCACTCTTACTTGCGGTAACATTAAGGAAGCGACCAACTGGAATATATTCTTCTGTGTTGATAGTAAATGCCCTATAGTGATCTGTAAATCTTAAGTTATAAGGTCCATAAGGATCTAAATCATTCGCACGATATTGATTTACATTGATGCGAACGAACAGAGCAGTATGGACACCACTATAACCATCTAAATCAATTCTACTCATTTATAATCTTCTCCACGAGAATAAAGGGAGTGTCCCAACTAACTTGATCTCTTGCCATAAGTGTCCACTTGGGGAACTGAACGCATTGAACAGTAAAACTACAATCAGGTCCAATTTGTAGATTAGGACTTGAAGGATTAACATTAGTTGCGTCAATAATTGGTCTATGTAGGTAAACTGTATTTGAATTGTATGCCACATCCTGAATAACATTATATACCTTACCATTTGGACCAAGTTGAATAAAATCACCAGTGCGGAATTTGAATTGACCGCTTGTTAGTGTTGGACTTGCTGAAAGTGTGATAAAGGTATCATACTTTGTCCATGTTGCTCTAAAGGTATTTGTTAGGTTAGTAGCATCACCAAGATACTTTACCAACCAACTTAATCCTGTATTGTTTAGAGTAAATGATCCAGCAGTTGCTCTACCAAGAGTTTCTAACTCTGTGATCTTTGTTCTCCAATCAGTCCAACGCATACCATTAGGCATTGTTACTTCGAACCTCCAATAAGCACCACCACGGTTGACTGCACGAAGTATTCCATCTCTGGATAGGGTAGATGCCGAAACAGGACGACGACTGATACTCATCTGATTGGCATAATCAATTACATATTGGAACGCTGACAATTATCTTCTCCTTGGCATACCAGATGCCCCTTTCATTGCTACGGCATGTATAAAGGAAGGATCTGCTGCTAACATTTGCTTGAATGACATTGCATCTGTTGCATTGATGTTGTAATTTACAACCTGCATTCCGCCTCCCATTGGCGTAACATTAGCAGGACCACTTACAAACTCTGGACCATTCTCACCAACAACACCAAACTTTCCGCCTGGAATCTTACCACCTTGTGCGAAGAAGCCGCTAAAGGAATTACCGATATCATCGAAGATGCCACCAATGGAGTCAAATAGGCCTCCGCCACCACCTCCGCCACCGAATAGGTTGCCAATGCCGCTGAAGATGTCACCACCTCCACCTCCACCGCCACCTCCGAAGAGTCCACCAAGGCCACCACCTCCACCGCCTCCAAAGAGACCGCCGAGGCTGCTACCAAGTTGATCGAAGATGCCACCGAGGCTACTTCCAAGTCCATCAAGACCTTGTGTAAAGATATTTCCAAGTTGATCGAAACCTTGTGTTAGTGGATCAAGTCCGCCTGCGATATTAACGAAAGCCGGACTTCCGCTTGCTCCATTAGGTCCCATTGCTCCCTGCATTGATCCTAATTGATTTGTTAGACCTGTTATGCTTTCACCGAGTCCACCAATACCACCTTGTGCTGAACCAAATAGTCCGCTGAATATTCCGCCACCTTTTCCGCCACCGCCTAAAAGACTACTGAACAATTCATTTAGACCACCTTTAAGTAGTGGTTCGAACGCACCAATTAGACTCTTGGCATCAAACTTACCAGTCTTAACCATATTCATGATTGAGTCTGTTATGCCGCCTGACATCTTATCGAACATACCACCCATTGCAGAAGTTGTTTCCTGTGACTTGGTTCTCATATGGTCCATAGTATTGCTCCAGCCTTGACTTAAACGCTGATGGCTGGATGTATGCTGTTGTTCTAATGCAGAACTTTGTTGTGCGATACCTTGTAGGTCTTGTGTTGTTTTATTCTTAATGGCATCAATCTCTGCAAGTCTCTTATCAAGGCCTGCTTGATCACCTTCACCCCATTGTTCCTTAATTCTTCTCTTTGCTGCGTTTGCCCAGTTGTCTTCCTCATACTGGATGCGTTTCATTTCACGCTGAACACCAGTTAAACCTTTTAGATCTAATTGTTGTTGAGCAGAAGAAACTTTGTCAGCAGCCTGTTGTTTTAGATTGGCAATGTCACCTTCTATTTGTTTACGACGCTCCGCTGCTTGAGCGATAGCGTGTTCTGCTTGTTCCTGTGCTTTAGCAGCATCAAGTGCTTGTTGTTTCTTGTCAAGGATCTCTGTGATCTTCTGACTGTATTGTTCATGTGCTTGTGTGATCTTATCAATTTCTTCTTTAAGGGCCTGTGCCTTCTGTTGATCCTGATCACTGCTGCTTTGTCTTAAACGATCATACTCTTCTTGTAATGGAGTAATTTGTTTATAGAATTCAGCAGTAGCATCGTGTAAGGCTTGAACCTTTTCACGCTCTGTATCTTTAAGACCAATAAGCGTATTGGCATATTCCATCTCTTTAAGTTTTTCAGCATTAGTTGCTTGATAACTTTCCAGGATGTTTTGTCCTTTTTGATGCATTTGCTCCATTGCCGCCGTCATTTGTTCGGCATTCATTCTCGCTTCATTTGAGAAATATGGATTTGTTGTTCCTGTTGTCGGGGAACCACCAGCACCTATTCCAACAGTTCCACCTACACTTGCTCCGTCGGGTGTTCCAACAGCACCTTCTAATGTTGTTGCTGCTGTTCCTGTTGGAGTTGCTGCTGTTCCTTTTCCTCCAGGAAGAAGTTTATCAATTCCTGTCCATGCTGCGAAAGCACCAGCACCTGCTACTAATAATTGAACAAGTTCTCTAATTGGTCCAAGGATTGAAGAAACTGCTTGTCCAAAGGAAGAAATAGTTCCAGAACCTGTAAAGATTTCCATTAAAGCCTTACCCGCGGCAACTAATCCTTCCCAAAGCGGAGCCAAAGCAGTTACAGCGGTTCTAACAACACCGAAAGCAGCACCAAGGACTTCGAAGGCTTTTCCAACTGCGGTAAAGGCAAGTAGTCCTCCAACGATTGTTGCTAAAACTTTAAGAGGACCAATTATTGAATCAATATGTTGTGCGGCATACTCTATTGCTTTACCTAATTCTAATATTGCCTTTGCAAAGGATTGGCCAACTTGAGTATTTTGTTCGAAAGTTGCGAATGCTGCTTTTACATTATTTCCAAGTGTAACAAATGCTTGAGAGATTGTTGGAATTGATCTTGCGTATTCTGCATTTACAGTTTGACCAACATTAAGAAGTGCGTTCTTAAGAACATCAGCAGTAATCTTTCCTTCTTTTGCTAAATCTTTTAATTGTCCAACAGGAACACCCAATTCTTTTGCTAATCCCTGAATAACACTAATTGGCATATTTTCCATTATTGAACGGAATTCATCACCCGCAAGTTTTCCACTCTGGAATGCTTGACTTAATTGCGTCATTACAGAATTAGTTTCAGCAGCACTTGATCCTGCTGTCTGTAAAGCCTTTGCTAATGTTTCAGTTATTTGTGCGGCCTGTTGTTGAGTCATTCCAACTTCTTGGCCTGCTTTAACAAACTTGGTATATGTGTTAACAACTGTATCAAGTTCTGTTCTTGATCTATTTGCGATATCAACAAGTCCTTTGAATTGATTGTTTACACTTTGCATATCTGGACTTAAAGATCGTAATTTATTCTGCATAGAAGTAACAGCATCACTTAATTGAATAAATTCCTTTACTGCAAGTGCTGTTCCAATTCCACCTAAAGCAGATTTTAGACCATTAAGAGCACCTACTGCTTGATCAACACTAATTTGAATACTATAGGTATCTGTTGCCATTTACTTTCCAATCCTACTTAAACGCTGACGAATAAACTCTTTAGTTGGACGGCTCATTCCATCGGGAGCCTGCTTACTCCAACCATTGTCAAGGCGAACAGCATATGGATACTCCGCGGATATTGTATCTCCGCGAAGTCTTGTCTTACTGCGAGCATTTCCAGTTCGCTTGGGAGTTTTGTCGAAGAAGAACTTATGTGCTTGGTTAGGTAAAGTGCGAAGTTCATTTTGAACTTGTGATAATTTTGCACCAATTTCGTCTCTAATTTTAATCATTCTCGCCGACATTACCATTCTCCCTAACTCGTTTCATCATTTCTTCTAATGTAACTCTATCAACCTTTTTAATTTCTTTCTTACCACCTGCTTTTTCATGTGCCTTCTTTTGTTGATAGTTGTTCCAACTTAAGGCAACATCGAAGATGTAATAATCGAAACTATCAGCAGTTGATAGTATCTGTGATGGAAGACAACCATAACGCTTTGCCATTCCATCTAAAACTAAAACCCATTGCACCTCTGCTGAATTAGGATCTAATTCAGCGTTGGTTACTTTCCCAAGCCTTCCAGCACCTTTGAAACAACTCTAATTAGAACCTTTGTTGGAGGCATTTCGTTTTCTTTAAGGATAGGCTTTGCTTCCTCATCAAGAACAAGATTTCTAACCGCCTTAACGATCTCACCATAGTTAGAACCATCCATAGATGCTAACTTCATAAAGGTGTCCATTGGCTGGCGATCATATGTCCAGAACTCGATGGTTTCACCAAATTCCTTAACAATGTCTTCGTCTTCGATTGTAACTTTAATTAACTGTGGCTTTGCCACTAATTGACTTAACTTCATCCTTTTATCTCCTGTCTTTCTATCAGTTTATTGATAACAACCAACAAGAAACTTATTCTGTTTTGTGCCTTCTTTAGGTCGGCTTGAGAACAGTTGATTTCATTGCGGGCTTTTGCTGTTTCTGCTAATAGGCTCTTTAGCAGGTCTTCTGTGGTCTTTGAATCAATTACATCCATTAATCTATCCTTTGTAATATTTACTGGGATTTGTCTAAAGGGGGCTTATTAGACCCCCTTATGACTTATTATGGATTAGGTTACAGTGTATGCCGAATCCATGCTAATTGTGATTGGCGAAACCCAAACTGGTTCATCGGCAGAAACAGTTGGAGCGACTTCTGTAAAGTAGCCTGTTCCAGAAAGTGTCTTACCAGTTCCACCGCTGGAAGTATCACCTAAATAAATCTCGAACTTAATCTTTGTCTTATCAGTTGATAGTTTCCATAAACCATCTTTTTCAGCAGTTCCAGCAGTTGCTGAACTCTTTCCAAAGAATGCGTCCTGATCAACAACAATGTTCATTTCTAAACTGTTTGTTGATGTAGTAGCGATGGTGAACTTGTTTGTCGCATCCAATTGTGTCCATTCGAAAACATCGTTTGCGTTGTTCATTGTAATATCCTGGAGACCAGGAAGTGTAAAGCCAGTATCACTTACATTGGAAGAGATACTAACTTTTAGTGTTGCTTGCACCCCGCTTACGCCAGGTGCTGGATAGATGTAAGCCATGTGTAAATTCTCCTTATAATAACTTACTAAACTTAAAGTTAACTCTGGTTATCAGTAAATCTTGATCAGTTTCAGTCATAACTTCTACCTTTCGCTTGGTGTAGCCTCCAGGTTGATTTATGTCTTTTCCCAACTTTAATTTGCTGACCAAAGTGCTATAGTTTGCTGGTAGAGTCTTTGCGTCAGCCGTAAAATAAACATTGACAGATGTTTGTTCAGCGTGTATATCCAAACCATCTAAAGCCTGGATAATTGGCACAGTATCATATTCTTCCTTATCAACATAAATCCTACGCGGATTTTTGATGTATAAGGGGATACCACCTTCATCACGCGGTAACTCCTCTGATATAGAAAAATTACCTAATGACAAAGTTTTTATGTAACTGATAATCTCTTCTCTCATCTTACCCTCTTTAAGTTATACCTTCCTGGCTCCTTCTCAAATGACTCTACTACAGAATCATCGTCGAAGTCATACCAGTCACCAGCGGTAATTAACTCACCGAATAAAGCATCGGCCTTTTGAGTGTAATACCCCATCTTCTTTCTTTCACTGCTATCTTCATTTCCAAAGTCTGCGACTAATGGAAGAATAAAGTCAGCCAGTGCCAGATAAACGCAAAGATCGGTAAAGTCATTCTCACGACTAATAATCTTATTGATATCTGGAGCGGGGATATCAGCACGACTTGTAATGGTTCCCGTATATCTTTGCAGATAATATGTTTGCCACCACGAACTGGAGCGTATCTTGGTTATAATACGCTCCGTCGCTCTGATAAGAAGATTTTCTACAACATCGTCAGTGAGGCTTTCATTCGAATCGAACAGACGCTGATCTCTATTAAAGACATCTTGATAATCTGCGAAACTAATAGTGTTTCCGGATTCAGTAATGTAAGCCATGTTTACTCCTTATTAGTCGCTATTTGAACCGAGGATTTTAACACCATGTGAGTTCTGGAGAATTGCTTGACCGCAAACAGCAGAAACCATAACATCAGTTGCTCTCTTTGCAGCCTGACGCTGTGTTTCCATGTTAACACCACCGCGGATAGCATGACCAAGTGCAGTAGGAGCGAATATAGCACCAACAGCATTTAGTTCAGTGTCAGCATCAGTGTCAAGGTCTTGCTTAACAAGAGCACTTTCGAAGATTTGAACACCAGCCATTGAGCCAATGTAGTAACCACGAAGAACGCTTGAACCAATCTCTGAAGCAGTTAAGTTAGCACCGCCAGCAGTTGCAAGTTCTTTCTTTAACTGTAGAGCCTGTCTTGGGCTTACGATACCATAAAGAGGACCGATAACCTTTGCCTGGCGTAGTTTAGAAACTGCTTCGAAGATATGATCAACTGTGATAGCACTATCTTCAGTTCCAACTGAAGAAGAGAAAGAATTGAATAGGCTGAATACGCCTGAATCCATCTTCTCTGCAATTGCCATACCAGCACTCATGCCAAGGTCAGCGATAACATCGCGGCTTGCTGAATCACGAAGCATATCAGAAACAGTAAAAAGGCTACCAATTTCTGCTAAAGTTATTGTTGCTTCTGAAGTGTTAGTGTCAGCAGCACTTGGTGCTACGGCTTCAGTTAAGTCGCCAGCAGTAACAGCACTATAAATTGGAACCTGTAGAACCTTACCAGCATTGGCTGGGAAGTCGAAAGCAGTTACAACTTGACGGGCAACTGAATTCTCGTATGCAGCGAATTGAGCCTCTGCGAGAAGGCGAGTAAACAATTCACTATTAAGTGTTGTATCATTATTAGCCATTATAAAATCTCCTTAATACTATGGCAATTAGACAAGGCCTTGCGATTTTGCCTGTCTATATTTTTCTCTATGGGCAGGATTCTTCATGTCCAACTTGGAGAGATCTAAATCGGCTACTTTGTTTATAGCATTGCTCTTGGTATTAGTTGTTGCCGGACTTGGGCTAACGAAATGTGGATTAGTAGTTAGAAACTCTTTAACCAAATCATCAACACCAAATGCAGTTCCATCGTCTCTATAGCGAACATTGCCGCTATCATCAAGAACATCAGTTTCACCATTAGCATTAAGGGTTACATTTGATTGGAGAAGTTTTTTGACTTGCTCCGGATTTACACTCTTATACTTTGCCGCAGCATTTAGTAGTGGTGTATTCACTTTGTATTCCTTAATAACTTGATCTCTTTTATGGATTTCAGCATCCTTTTTGGCAGCGAGATCTTGAAGAACTTTTTCGAATTCACCACGCTTTGTGGCTTCTTCTATTTTCTTTGCTTCGGCTTGTTGCTTTAGCGTTTTAAGTTCTTCTATATCACCTAACTCACTTAAGGTTTTTTCGAACTTCTTCTGGAGTGCATTTTTCATGCCTGCCATATGACGATCGAATTCCTCTTGCGAATAAGTTTTTGTTGCTGCTGTTTCCTGATTTGTTTCGACCGCATCAGTTGCGGTATTAGCCAATGTGTTATCGTCCATTGTAAACGAACCTTCCTTTCGAAGTTATGAGGTATTGGATCGGCTTTGCTTGGAACCGACCGCATATGTTTATTTATAAGAACGCCCTGTAATGGTTGTAATAAAGGCTTCTTATTGACAAATCCACTTTCTGTGTTATAATAAGTAGACTAAAGGAGTCAGTTATGAGGAAGATGTTGATAGCGGCAATTGCCTTAATTGGAATTGGATTAAGCACCATGCCAGCCAATGCTTGGTATCGTGGATATGGTTACGGTGGATACTATGGAGGTTATGGATACGGTTATGGTGGATATGGATATGGTGGTGCCATGGCAGGTGCTGCTATTGCTGGTGCCATTATTGGAGGCGTTATTGCTTCGCAGTCTTATTACTATGCTCCACCTGTAATGTATTATCCTTATGGTGGTTACTATGGTCCTGCTTATGGATATGGCTACTATGGGTGGTAATGTTTACATTCGTCCGCCAAGGTTGACTATACCATAAAAGGTGCTATAATAAATAAACAATAAGGAGTTAGACAATGTTTGTTACAAACGACGATCGCATTATTCCTCTAAATGTTTCGCTTCAGACTGCGGTTGTAGTTCCCGCAAGCACATCATCAATATCTAATTCCATTCGCAACATTCGTATAAAGTTTATGCGTTATAATTTTATCGCAATGGCAATATATGTTGGATTGTTTGCTCACCTTGGCTAACTTAATAGTTTTTATACTATTCTTCATAGTGGGACTGCTATTCTTTTTATAGAGTAGCAGTCCATTTTTTTAGTATCCTGGCTTTGGTTTAGGCTTTGTCTTTGGTTTAGGCTTTGGTTTATATGCCATGTTACTTTCCTTTCACTTTCTTTTTCTTCTTGGGCTTCTCTACCCACCCAGAAGCATATACGGCTGCGGCTTGCTTTTCTGCACCTTCGCGTGTCTTGTAGACCTTGCCGTGTTCACCCCATTTGTATCCGCCTTTAACTTTGTGTATGGGCATTATGCTTGTCCTCCTTGGGTTGTATTAGTAGGGGATGGTGTTGCTGCCCCATCTAATTGTGGAACGGCTGCTGGAGGATTACGAGGATAAGGATATGTTTCTTGTCCTTCATGTAACCATCCTTGAGCCATAAGCATGTAATGATCTTTTTCTGATTCTGCTATTCTTTGTTCGCCTGTCGCTGGATTTACCATTGTGTGGGCAATAAAGGCATCTGTATCTTCCTTTTCCCAAATGTCATCCATATCAAGCCATTCCAGTATCTTAATGGCAACTGCATTTTGAATAGCAGGATTAGTTGGTAATGCTTCAGCAGCCATCTTAAGTTGAACTATTTCTTGTCCAATGTTGCGGATGTTGAAGTTATCGGGATATTCGATTTCACCATCCCATTCCATGCCAAGATATTCGCAGAATAAACGCCATATCTGTTCTTCGGCTAATTCTAATTCATCAGCCTTCTCACTTAACTTTGCATTGAGTAATTGGAATTCAGTCTCCATTGCCACGCCGCTCATTGTGCGACTTTCTGTTGCTCTTACAGCACCAGTATTTGCCATCTTATCGATAGCATCTATCTGATGTTGGATGGCTGTTAGAATTGAAGCAGTCTCTGCTCCACTATATTGCAATAGGTAAGGCTTTAATCCAGGATCAATGTTTTCTGGCATGTGTATGATTGAACCAGCACCGATTCCTGCCTGTGTCTCTGGAGTCTTAACTAACGAAGGATGTGAGTCCATCATAATTGATTGTGCAATCTCGTTAGTTGCGTTATAGATATACTTCTGACAATCTGCGATGTCAGCGATATCACTGATCCCTATTCCTCTTACGGAACTTTTTCTTGTGTAAAGGCAAACAACAGGAATCTTTCCAAGGCCGTTGGGTTCAGTGATATCACTATCTATGCTTTGCTCTGATTCATTGATAATGATTGTGCGGATTGTTTCTTTAGTCCATTCTTTAACTGTGTGGACATCGCCAGTAATGTCTTCGATGTATTTGAAGTAGACAAGTTCCCAACGACCGTTAGGTTGTCTTACCCAATTCCAGTCAGTAACAACTAAAGGAGTAAGAACAGAAACATAAGGACGAACACCTGCTGCTATTTCGTCTGCTCTTGTGGTTGCTCCAACATTAGGCTTGCTAACAATAACCCAAGCATGACCAAACACTGAAGACCATGTTGCAATGTCTTTCATAAAACTATCGAAACTGCGACCATCAAGATCAGCGTCCTTTAGAAAGTCTTCTGTTTCTGGAAGAAAGCCAATTGAACCAAAGTCACGATCGGGTTTCTCACGGAATAAGAATGAGTTGTAAACAGAGATAACTGATGAGCAGTGATTATCAAGAGGAGTTGAAGTAAGTCTTGCTTGATATTCAGCATCTGTTTCTAATTGGTAGCGTATTAAGTGCCCAGCACGACGATACTCTTCGCCGCCAATATAACTTTCCAGTAGGTATTGCCACTGGATCTTGTAGGTATTATACATTTCATTGCCTGATAAGATCTTATTGATCTCATTTGTAATTGCGTCTATTAGTGTGCTCATATTGAATCCTTTACATAAGATCTATTCTTAATCATTTTCATAATTGTTTGTGGAGTGCATCCATGTTGTTGGGCTTTTTCTACATAAAAGCCATATTTGCTTGACCTTTGCTCATACTCTTTGCGAAGCAGATATACTTCAGTATAGGTCAACTTTGCCCAATTGTTTCTATCGCCATGGGCACTACGATTCTTGTTAGCGGCATCTTTGTTATTATCACTTTGACTTCCAACAAATAGATGCGAGGGATTGACGCATCCGGGGTTATCGCAATGGTGACAAACTACTTTCCCCTTAACATTCAGGCCGCCAATATGTTCAGCAGCATAACGGTGAGCACGATAGTCGTAAAATCTACCGTATCCATCGCGATCTTTGACGGAAGTCCATTCCCAACAGCCGGTATTGGGATCTTCAGTAAATCTTGTTAGAAAGCGTTGCATGTATGGGAGGTTGCGATCAGTGTATTTCATCCTAATGCCACTCCCCATCTTTGCGGTTGTAGTAGGTCTGGATCGATGTCTCTCTTAATCTTCCAACGGAATGCAACATAGTATGACATAGCGTCGAACATATGATCGAACCCAGAGTCCTTATCGGGGACTTGAGTTCCATCTTTGAACGAGAACTTCTCGAGACTCTCTATACTGTATTTACATTTAGGGTCAACATAGAGGTGTCTAATGCCGTCAGCAGAGCAGAAACGAGCGTTGATGGCATTGATGCGATCACGAACTGCATCATGTGCTCTCGGTGCTTTGACAACATAGCCTGCATTGTGAAGAATGGTATGATCTGTTTTACCATTTGCTGATGTTCTTCTTTGACTGCCAGCAGGATCAGGATAAACAAACTTCTTGCTGCGAGGATATCTTAAATCTATTTCCTCTACCATTTCATTAGTGTTACTTGAATACATGACAACCTCATCTATCTGATAAGCAGTCTCTCCACGCTCTACAAAGATTGCGGCTGTGGCAGGACTGACATTGAAGTCCATTCCAATGTGTATAATGCTTGTATCAACATTGTCAAGGACTTTACAATTATACTGTCTGTCAAATGCCCATGCTACTCTGTTCTCTGCCGTTTCGAATGTTGCTTCGAACTCCTGACGGAACTGCTTGAGGCTCATGTCCTTTTTGGCTTGTTCTATTTCTTCTGGCTTGACAAATCCGCCTTCTAATGTAGTAAACTGCCAAGACTTCCAAACATCGGGGTATTCATATTGAATGTTGAATAAGTCAAAGGTCCAATTACTCTTACCCTTGGGTGTTCCAATAAAGAGAGCGTGGCCTTGTTGGTCTGCAAGAGCAGGACGAATAACTTCCTGCCATAACTCTGGAGGAACCTCACTGGCCTCGTCTATGACGACATAAAACAAACTTGGTCCACGCAGGGCATCAGGATTCTCGCCGCCTTTGAGGGAGATTGTGCTGCCATTCTTTAGGGTAATAGATAACTCTGCTTCGTTGATCTTCTTGACCCAACGAAGTTCAAGTAGTCGCTTCTTAAGTGGTTTCCAAACAATCATCTTGGCAGCACGATAAGAGGAGGTAATATAGAAGATTTCTTTGTTGGGTGTGCGGGCATAATAACAAAGTTGTCTAATGGCAAGAAATGTTTTGCCAAAGCGTCTACCTGCTATGACTACTTTGAATCTATGGCTATCATTGGCAACATCTTGTTGGGGTTTACTTAATATCATTCTTTGTTAGATATTCTACTTGTCTTAACAACATGTCAATGTGCTTGCCCTGTTCTTCTACAATGTCAAGTAAGTTTATAATCTGCTTCTGCATTCTATGATAATCACGAGTCATGTGTGAGTCATGAACAAGAAGGTTTTGAATATGTCTCTCATGTTGTCTTAATAAGTTAGCATGGGTGACAAGTTCTGTGTAAGGATCCCAATCATTCATATTTCTTTGTCCTTAAACTCTCTGGGCATACGAAGATAATCAATTCTCTTCATTAAACTTACATTGTCCCATTCCCAGGGCTTGCTGCGATCTAACTTGGCAAGACAAATATCATTGCGTCCTCTACCACGAGAGAACCATACATCATCGTCTATCCATATTGCTTCCCACTCTGCCCAAGTGAGTTTGTATTCTTCATTGCGGTATTGTGCTTGGCTCTTGTGTTTAAGGTAAGCATAATATTTTTCATGACGAAGGGGATCTGGTCCAGTGACCCACTTCTCTGGTTCACTGTATCGTCCTGACTTATTGTTAGGACCTTTCTTTGTTAGTCTTGCTGGATCTGGTGCGTATCTATATCTCATATATTATTTATGATATCGTAAATAATGGAATAGAGAATTAGGCAGCATATATACTAACAATGACGGTGCAACTCACCCAATTTACCTATGTATTAAGAAGAATTAACGGATCCGTCCGTTAATTCACTTTAGGTAGTTTCCCAAGATAATATTAGCGTCAACAATGTGTCGCAGATCGTTTCTTCCGCAAAGTAATCTTTCCTTACAGAGATTGACATTGTCTTCCATAAGTTCATAACCATAGAGACTTGATAGAGCAGTGACAAAGTCTATGCCGTTCTCTAACTTTCTAATTAGGATCTCACTTAAGAATTGTCCATCACCGCAACTGGGATCGCAGAATGTCTTTGCGGGATCCTTAAAGATTTCTTGCGGCATTTGATCTAATACTTGTTGAACAAGAGCAGTAGGTGTAAAGACTTCTCCAGTTGCTTTGACTCTTAACTTATCTCTATCAACGCCACTCATGTAAGTGCGATTGCGGCAGTGATCAATTATGTCTGATATGATCAACTTCAGTCTCCCCAAGATTAAATGTGCTGAACAGATTGTTGAACTCTTGATCTATTGTGATGCGAGGGACCCAAAGGATCTGTGGATTGTCCAGCGTCGTGCTTGTTCTTGTCTTGATCAGTATCCAAGAGATCAATTCGCTTTGCCAGAAGGATTGATACCAAGATAATTGTTGCTGTGCTTCTTGTTCTGTTGTAAAGCAGGCAAAGATCCTGTATCCGCTTTGACTCTTGTAGTTAGGAGGAATTATCTTTAGAGGGTTAAGAGGTTGAATATCGAAATTCTCCTTGCGATAACTTGTAACTATTCTCCATTGATCAGCATGATACTTTCCTGAACAAGTTGTCCAAGGATCTGCGGGCTTTAGTTTGTTGAGGATAGTGAGTGTTTGCGGATTAGTTGAATAGAGGATTGTATCGCTAAAGTCCTCTATTGTTCTTGAGTGCGTTAGGTCTGTGAGTTCTATTGTTCCTCTATATCCACGCTTACAGAATACAGAACATGTCCTAACCTTGGCTGAAGAGAAACTTTCATAGGGGTTTATGATTATCTTATAAACGCCAAGATCAAGTAGGTGTTGCCTTACTTGCTTACCCAGTTTAAGTTGAGGTTGATTGAACCAGTTTGCTTGTATTGTCATTGAGACATAATCGGCATCGTGATCCTTTATCCTGTCCAGGAACTGCGGATAGATTGGCGTGTTAGATTTTGAACTACTATTGTAGGGAGGATTGCCGATTATGATATCGAATTTAGTTGACATGCTTTGCTGTTGATCTTATATTAATAGAGTAATTGTTGTTTAACAACTACTGACCCAAAGAAGAAGTGGAGTAGCCTGAACTGCTCCACTTTTCTTTTATGCTGCTTGCCAGAACTTACTAACTTCAGCAGCGACTTCTTCTTTAGGTGCTACTATCTCTTGGCGTGGCTTACTGTCAGCACTGACAATAACTTTACCATTGATGTCTTTGACTTTGAGATTAGTGAGGACCTGTCCATAGTCACTGTCCTCTATAATCCTACGCCATTGTTTGTAGTTGCCATATGAGGCTTCTACATAAGTCTTTGCTAACAACTGTGTCTTTAAGTTTATTAGGCTAATGTGATAGCATACGCTACCTGGAACTTTTGTGGATGGGTTGACACTGACCAAGTTCACCACCCAGTAATTGTTGTCTATCATTGTTACTCCTTATTGATCTTTTTACCTTTTGTTACTGGCTTTAATTTAACTACACCTGGATCTTGAACAAGGCTGTAATCTAATTCTACATCTGGGAAGTCCATCTCTACTTGATGTGGCTTAATTACAGGTTCTTTCAATTCTCCTTGGACATATGCTTCAGCATATTGTTCAGCATCGAACTCTGTGGTAAAGTCTTGATCTTGTTCACCAAGAATCTTAACAACGAATCTTTCCTTGCCTTCTGTTTTCTCATACCAAACTTCTGCTACTTTACCATTATCCATATACTGACTTAAATGTTTCATCTTACTCTCCTATTGTATGATCTTGTATTCTTTGTTCAGTGGTATTGACATATTCAGGATTCTGATCAATGCCAATAAAATTTCTATCTTCTTGTAATGCTGCTATGCCAGTTGAACCAGAACCCATAAAAGGATCTAATATCATTCCGCCCTGTGGAGAGTAGATCTTAACAAGATAACGCATGAGACTTATGGGTTTAGGTGTTGGATGCGTGTTGTATTCACCTCTCTCTTTACGACTAACACGGGGAGCATAAAAGTATTTCTGATGATCTTGTTCATCGAAATGCCCAATTATATTGCTTGGATATCTTCCATTTGGATTTGGCTCACGATATTCGAGAGCATGGGAATCTGTTGACTCCTTACCAAATGTTCTGCGTTTATGTCCATGTGCTGGCATTCTTGTGGGCATGTCTTCATCCCAAGGAACACGAGCAGATTCTATATTGATCTTTCCGCATCCCCACTTATCTTGATTGTTTTGTATTGAGCCTTCCAAAGGCTTCTGTGCTATCATAATGGGTTCATGTGCTGGCTTCAGTCTATTGGCTTTTGCCATCTTTGTGGTTACCATCCATATAATCATATCACGAGGAATAAAGCCAGCATCCTCTATGTTGACTGCCATACGGTGATAAAACTCTGGTGAGCAGAAACTAACAACAAATGCTCCTGGCTTTAGTTTAGGATATGTTGCTGTCCAGAAACTAACTGGT